TTCTGACCCTCGGTACAGCGAGTTGTTGTATTTAGCGATCCATTTAAGCGGGTCACCCGCGCCTGACCACAAGTCATGGTTTCCAGCAATCATGTAAAGCCACCGGCAGCGGTTGACGAACCATTCGGCCAACCGCCATGCCTGTGCGGCAGAGGTCGCCTGATCGCCGTAAAGCCTTGCTAAACGTCCGACCCAGTTGTTCGTGGTATCCCCCACCGAGCAGGCAAACAGCCCCTCTGTGGCGTTTACGAGGGCGGTGTGGCGCTCAATGGCCTCTATGTCGCAGCCGTCGTCGTCAACGTGCGGGTCGCCAAAATGTAGTAGGCCGATTGGGCCTGCAATCTTGATGCGTATGGGGATGAGTTTGGAGGCTTCTTCGTGTTCCCGCTTGTGCAAGAACTTGCGCTTACGCTGTTCTATCAGTTCCTCAATTGGAACGTCGTCATTGGGGAGCGGGGTAAATTCAAACTCATTTCGAACTACGTTTGGGGTGTGCTGGTAGGTAGAACCGGGGACGCTGATGCCCTTGCCCTGCATATCCTGTATGCGACTCAGCAAGGTTCTGATGTTAATCCCGAGCTTTTGCGCTGCTACCGACCTAACGCCTTTTGAGTCTTGTAAGGCTTGCAGTATCTGTTCGTCAGTCGCCTTCTTTACGGTCACGTTTAACCTTCCTTTTAACCGTGATGCCGAGTTCCTCTCGGCGTCTAGCGGTAACTTCTGGGGCTAACTCGGCTCTCCATTCCAAGTGTCCGTCAACAAGCCTGTACTCTTCTTTGTGCGTTAGCGCACAGTCGCAGCACTCGGTATAGGTATAGCCCTTCACCCTATACCAAGAGCCTTCGTTCATCTGCACAACGGGGATTTTCTTTGGCATATCAACCCCTCAAATACAATCTTTGCTCATCTCGCCTACGATTTACAAGTCCTTTCAATACCTTACCACCGGCTTTTGACCATTTCATGAACTCGTTAGCGGCAGCGTCAAACTCACCGCGGTTGTGCTTCATGCGAAGCCCAGACCTTTGAAGATTCCCCAGACCCACGTTGAAAGCGAAAGAAACGAGTGCGTCGAACCGGCCTTGATGATTAACAGCAGAAGGGCAAAGTCGGGCCACGCCGCGCTCAAACCGCGCAAGGTCTTGAGCAAGGATAGCGTCCACCTCGTCCATCGTGAGGCTGCGATCCCAACCCTCGGGTATCGGTAAATCCCGTCGTTCTGCAAACGGCACCTTGGCGTGGCTAGGATCGATAACGTGGCCGACCCCGACCGTCCATAGCAGGGCCGGACACCGATAAGGGCGCATCCTTACGCCCTCGTGATGCTTTACGAGATTGATAAGTTCAGCGCTGACCTTCACTTTTTGCCGAAAGCCTGCGTACCAAACCAGAAAGCAATGATGCTGCTCAGAATCAGCATTTCGTCGTCAGAGAACACTTCGGCCATTGCAGCGGCGAACGGTACGCCCGTGTTGTAGGCATACCAGACGCCTGCAATGTTGATAGCGACCAGTTCCAGCACAAAGATGTAAGTAACGACCGGACGCACCGAGGCGCGAAGATTGATCATCCATTGGGATGCGCCTTTGCCGATCTCAACGTCGTGCTGGTACAGGGCTTGGCGCTCCTCGCCTGCCGTCTGCGTCTGGATTTGCTCCAATTTGATTTCCTCAACCCGTGCCTGCGCGATAAACCCCCGCTCTGCGAGGGCTAATTCACGCTCTTTCTGCGCGGCGACCAAGGCAAGCTCGTGCTTTTTGTCTTGGCGGTCTTGGAAAATCTCAAGAATCTTAGGAAGGCCGCCTGCGAGGAACGACAGAAACGTGCTAACCATCGTCATCATTTGTTGCGTTCCTCAAGCAATTTGACCCGCAATTGCAGGTCGTAAATCTTATCTAACAGCTCTTCTTTCTGCTTCTGGCGATTAGCGGCGCTGATCGGGCTGTCCGTTGGTACGCCCTCTGGCGTAATCAGGGCGGGCATCTTGCCCTCTATGGCGATCAGGCGATTGTTGAACGATGCTATTTCCGTGAGCAGCCAGCCGACAGCGGCTAGCAGCACCGGAAACAACATATCTACAATCTTCTGCATATTCATGGGTTACTTCCAAAGCCAATCAACAATCTTGACGAAAAGGCCGCCCATAACTGCCGCAAACCCGCCCACAGCCATCAACGTGCGCCAGCCGCCCTTTGCCTCGGCAAGCATTAATTTAATTTCGTGTACGTCCTTTTTCATCTCAGCCATGTCAGCTTGCAGCGTCTCAATCTGCGCGTCGTGACGGCCAATGTCCCGTGCCATTTCCATCATCTAGCTCCTAGGGGTGGGTGGCTTTGTAAGCGTCAAACTCGGCCTTCAGTTCTTGCACGGCCTTAATCAACGGGGCAATAAATTGGATGTATTCCAAGCCCATTTGGGCGTCACCACCGTTAACTTCAGAATCGCGGAACCCGCCAAACTCCACGCCCATGCTATCCATAACCGATTTGACTTCTTGCGCGATCAAACCTTGGTGGAAGCGACTGCGCTTATATGTGCCGTCATGGGTCAAGTTGGATAGTTTGTTGGCTTCACGCCATGCGTCCCATTCTTCTTTCGGAGCATCGGCAGCAGGCTTGGGCGAGCGGTATGACTCGCGGAAATCCCAGCGATACATACGCGGCTGAAGCTGCATAATGAAGCTGAGTCCAAGGTTGGTATCTTGGATGTCAGCCTTATCTCGGGCGTCTGAGGTGTTGTTAAAGCTTTTGGCGTAAACGTCTACGCTAGTGTCACCAATACGGCCATAATTTGCGCCGGTAACTTGTGCGTCAAAACCAACGGCAAGCGAATTTGCATAGTTACCAGTTAAAAACGCCTCAAGACCTAAAGCAGTTGAAAAATTTGCAGTAGACAATGCGCTACCAGCGCCATCACCGATAATTGTATGGCCTTGGCCGCTAGTGATTGAATCACCCGCGTTAGCACCCACAACAACATTTTCGCCGCCGGTAGTAATAGCGGTGCCTGCGTTGTAACCAATCGTGACGTTATCTGCACCGCTTGTAATGCTATCTCCAGCATTAACACCAAGCGCTGTTGTCGTAGATGTGGTGACGCCAGTCAATGCCGTTCCAATCATTTGGAATCGGGTGCCGTCGTAAATTACAACGATGGTTTGACCAGATTTAATGTCTTTGGCGGTTAGTGCGGTTGTGCCATTTTTGGTGACGTTTTTAGCGCCAAGGCTGTTGATGTTAAGCGTGACAGCGCCGGTATTGTCGCCAGCGGCCACGAAGTAAAACATCTGACCTGCGGCATAAGCTCCGAGAGCGGGCGTCAGAGAGCCTGTAATGGTGTCTGTGCCAGATACCGAACCGATTAGCTTAACGACCGTACTTTGCACTTGGGCAAGCGTAGAGGTGTCCGTGGCATCCGTGCCTGCGCCAAGCCCGGTAACCTTGTTGTTACCCATCGGGATGTTGGCGGTCGGCGTGGTTTGGCCGTCCTTGGTCAAACAGGTGGAAAGACCCGTGGCAAGGTCAGCGGTCAGGGCGTTAAAGGCCGTGCTGCTAATGACGGTGCCTGATACGACAGGCTGACCCGCCGTATTGATGAGAAATGTACCGGAACCGTTAAACGACATTTTCCTTTACCTCGGGAACGTCATAAATCAAAAGGGGGAAGTTGTTGCAAACGGCGTCGGGCGTTCTTCTTCGCCATATACGCCTGTGCCTGTACGAAGAGCCGTAACCAAAGCGTCCCGCTCTTTTTCTGACAGTTTGCGCTTAAACTTTTCTTCAAATTCTTGCACCGCACGTTGACCGCGCGCGCCACCGAGCAACAATTGACGAGCCAATCTGGAGGCTTGGCTTTCACCGTAAAACGGGTACGTTGCTGCGCCAGCGACAATTCCCGCGATTTGGCCGGGTAATTGACGCCCCGTCATTGGCTGACGAGGTGGGAAAACTTCGCTTGCAGCTTGCGCAATATCTCGCATTGGCCCACCGCCCGCAGCATATTGCGCGGAAGATGGCGTTGATTGCGCCACGGCGGTTGAAAATTGAGCAGGCGAAAACTCGCCGGTAGGCCCGCGAGATTTCTGCAATGCTTTTTCGAAAACTTTAAGGTTTACATATTTGCCGTCAACCGCTCGCAATGCGTCAGTCGCATCTTTCGGCAATTGAGATTGCAACGCATCGGTAACTTGTTTTTCTGCTCTTTCAAGCAAGTCCACAGCCTTAAATGGCGCATTTGGATTTGATTCAAGACGGCGAATTTCTTGCCGCAAGTTGCTTCTTACGGTCAACAAATCATCGCTTTGCATTTTTGCGCCTTTTTCACGCAAAAATTGAATTTGGCCGTTAATAAAGCTGTTGGCGTAATTTCGCGATTTGGGGTCTGCTGCAATTGACTTTGGCGCGGGCATTGACAAATACAACGATGCATTTGCACCCGGCGTCATTACAACAGGCGAAACAGGAAACCCTTTTGCAACGTCATAAGCAGGGGTGTACGCCCTATAAATCTCATCAAACATCTCGCTTGGATCATCTTTCGGGGTAACTTTAAACCCCGGAGGCGCTGCTTCTTGGGCAATAACGGCCTGCGTTTCACGCCAGCCCTGTTGACGAGCCTTTGCAACGCGAGGGCCAAACCCCGGCAATCCAAGCATGGATTCTTCTAGCATTGCCCAGTTGCTTTCTGGGTCAACTTGGCCGGGGGTAAACGTAACCCCTCGCTTGCCAAGCATTGAAGCGCCTTCTGACGCATCCATGCCGCGAGTCAAAGCGCGATAACTGCCTCCAACCGCCGGAACCGCCAAAGCCGTACTTGCGCCAAACGCAGCCCCCGTTTTTCGATCTTCTGGCCCAGCCGTAATTGCGCCTGCCGTGCCTCCTTCGGTTGCAGCACGAACAACTGGGCCGCCATACCCAAAAAAGCGCCCGCCAGCAGTTATTAATCGACCAGCAGGGCCGGTAATTGGGGTCAGGGCGCCAGTTTCGCCAACAAACTCACCGACCTTGCCCGCAGTTGTTTGCGTAAAAGGTTCGTTTGCTTGCAATCTTTCAACCGCCGATTGCGTCGGCACAACGCCAAGCATTTCCCCAACATTGGTTAATACGTTTTCCGCGCCCGCTCCTGTTCCAAGGATAAAACGCTCTAAAGCGCTAGCTTGGCGCATGCCCTTGTTTGGATCGTTGACCATCATTGTTGGGCCACGCTTTTCAGTTGGCGTTGGCGGCACAAATTGATGCGTCAATGCAGACGATGTTGCGCCCTGCTGCTCGGAAGCAAAACGCTTTTTAAAGCGCTCAATTTCTTCTGGCGTAAAATCGTCCATTAGCCACCACCTTGCTGCTGTTTCCAGCGCTGATACCGATCTTCTGCCGTTTCAACCTTGCGGAACGGGATAACAGAACTCGGATACGTTTTGGTGTACTGATCCAACATTTGATTGTAATTGCCAATCGTTTCTTTTGCGCGATTACGCAACAAGCTTGTAATTTGTTGCCGCGCTTGTGGCGAGTCGATAATTTTGGGGAAAGCGTTTTGCAAGATTTTGGTTTCTTCTTGCGTAAACCCTCTTGCGCCACCGTTTGCAGCCATAAAATCCAGAACCAATTGGTTACTGGCCGCCTCAAACGACCTAGTGTTAGCAACAATGCTTGGGTCAACATTGATGCCAAAACTTTGCAAGAACTGAGACGCTCCGACAGCGCCGGGAGCAAGGCTGCCTGTATAGGTGCCTTCTTTAGTCATTTGCTCCATTGAATCTAGTTTGTTAAGGATGGACTCAGCGCCGCGAACCGATTGGTTCTGCGTTGCCAAATCCTTAAGGAACAGCTCTTGAGCTAATTCACCACCCTTATCAAGGGTAATTTTGGTCGCTCCTGCTGCCTTGTTTGATTTTTGCCAATCTTCAAACGTACCTTTATATCCTTGCGTTACTGCAAAGTTATATTCTTGAACAGACGAAGGCATTTTTTCGCTATCTGCTGGCGCTTTGAATCCAGTTTCTTTTCTGCCGCCTCGCTTGCCAAATTGGACTAAATTGCCATCGGCAGTTGCAGTTGGCGCGTAAAACTCTTCCATTTCCGCAGGCGTCATAGACCGCTCAAGGGCAGCAGCAAGCATCGGTGCGCGTCTCATTGCAGCCGTGCCGACCGGCGTCATTGCCATGCCAAACACTTCGTCAGGCGATTTGCGGTACTGCGATTGGCGCGTAACTTCGCCCAATTCGGTTTGCTCAGGAACCGCAGCAGCCTTAGCGGTAAACGGCGTAGCCTGCATACGCTCGTTGTATTGCGTGAGCGTTTCTTCTGGCTTCTTAGCCATCTGCTGCTCAAGCTCTTTATCCGGCTGATAGGTGTAGCCACCTTGCAACCGGCCAAGCATACGTCGGCCATATTCGCTTTCGGTTTGCTCTGCTTGAGTGGCCGCTTCCATCGCTTTTCTGCGCTCACGGCCAGATAAATACCCTTGAAGCGCCATTACCAGCGGAGCAGCAGCGGGGATGGGGGCGTCTGAACCTGACAACGGGCGATAGGCTTGTGCCTCAAGAGCTTCTGCCATCGCTTGACGACGGCGAGCCTCGGCAGCCTGACGGTCGTACTCAGAGGGCATTTGATAGGTCGGGACAAACTTAGTCTGCATTTTCAAAATCCCCTCTGTAACTACCGCCTCGTGGGGTGGTCATGCCGGGTGACTTAGGCTTGGGTTGGGATAACGGAGTTTTCGGGAATACGCGCCCAAACTGCGGTTGTGCAGGAGCCATCGTCATCGGGTTTGGCGAATACTGCATATCTTGAGTAGGCGTAAAATTATCCATGCTGCCGCGCTGCTGAAGGGCGTTAGCCAGCTTTTGTTGGCGTGACATGGGGCCGCTAAAGGTTTGGTATCGACCGTTCATTTAAAGCATCCCGTAATTGACCATCTTGTAACCAGATGGGTGCGTTATGACAGCATCTGGCAACACGGATTCAACTTCGTCAGCCATTACGCCACGTTGGCGTTCGCCAAATATGTCGTATTCGTAAATGCCGATTCCAAGTGGGTGATCGCCAACGCGCTCAATGTTTGACTTTAAGCGACGATCTGATGGCGCAAATTTAGCCGCTGTCCCAGCAATATCACCAAGCAGCCCCATCTTGGCGTTGTATATACCAACTTGGTTGGCATAGTTGCGTTGGGCAAAGTCGCCTTGCGCTTGCGTACCGGCAAACACCGGAGCCGCTGCCACGTTGGCACCTTGGTAGCCTTGGAACTGCGGCATATTAACTTGGACGCCTGACATAAGCGCAGCGATCTCGTTGATCGGCTGGTTACGCAGCGCAAGTTGTTGCTGCAACGACTGTTGCAGGGCCGTATTGCCAAACTGTGCGTTTTGCAGGGCTTGGTTGTACTGCTGCAACTGCGCGGCGTTTGCCATCTGCTGCTGTTGGGCGGCAATGGCTTGGTTCTGCGCCAAGGCTGCGTTGCGAGCGGCCTGCACATCCATCTGCTGACCAAACGATTGACCTTGACCTGCCAACAACGCTTGGTAAGCGCGAAGGGCGGCATCTTGGTTTTGGGCAATAGCCTGATTTTGCATCTGCTGGGCGGCTT